TGTTATACTGCAATTGGGAAAGATATCAATCTTACGGACTAAGTAAATGCTATAGTCTGTAATTACTAAAAGATTAATGGTCTAGATTTAACTAAAACAGATGTAAACAAAATAACAGATGAATTAAACATAGAGATTAAAAGATAAATAAGTAAATAAGTTACTAAAGAAAAATAAAATCCTAGTGAGTATAGTGGAAATACTAAGTCAACTAACGATACATTATTTTGCACTCACTTTGATCCAGATGCTTTTAAACGAGAAAATTTATCTGAAAAATTCTTTAAAAACGACACTATTGATTTAACAGAAATCAATTATAGCAATTTAGAATAATTGGCAGAATATTGGAAAATTAATGCTTACAAGCATATTAAACAAGGCAAATTAGTAAGTCGTGAAGAAAGACAGGATTACATACAATCTTTAAGAATAAATGCTGAACTTAACGGTAAAAAAGTAGTAGAAATGACTGCTGATCCTACTAGCATTTCAAATAATGCAAAAGCTACTTAGAAAATGTTAAAATGTAATGTTCAATCGGATAAAGCATGTATGTCGAGGTTTAAGGACTACACTATTAAATTATTGAGATCTTATTATGGAAATTAAGATTTAAACAACGATGAAATTTTTGATTAAGTATTCAAGAAACATTTAGAAAATTTGAATGGTGATTTACTCAATTTTATTTAGAAAAATAATAATTTCAAAATGCCTAAAAAGAGTAAGTATTACAAGAAGACAATAGAGTAATTAATAGTCGAAGGTGTGATTCCTAAATATAACGCGGAAAAGAAAAAGAAGATAGTTAAAGTCTTAAAAGCTTTTCCTAAACCTCATGAGAGTCATTTATGGTATGGAACCGCAGACTCTATCAAAGATAAAGATGGATTTATTACGGCTAAGACTGTGTATGACAAAGAACCAACAGTGAGGATGGTATAAGACGCCACTGGAGACATGATAGGTTTATATGCGATAGTTTTCAAAGTATTTTATGATTACTGCAATGAAATAATGAAAGCTTTTACTTTCAAGTAAAATCCAGAAGATATTAAAAATGATTTTCAACATTATGCTAGTAAAATAAATAAACCTGTTGTAATAAGTAGTGATTGGAGCGCTTGGGAAGCTTCAATAGATGATGCTTTGAAAGAGCATGTTTTCGGATAATTCGTTAAGATGCATGAAGATAAAATAACGAAAATAGTTTAGCATCTATTAGACTCTTTGTAGTTCAGTTACAAACCTACTTGTTAAGACATAGTTCAATTTTTAATACAATAAGCCACAGCTAAGGAATCCATAATCTTCATACCAGCTCCCGAAATTAGTAAGTATGTCAAAGTTGAAAAGTTTTCGCCATATATATTAAAATAATTTATTAAAAGTGGTATATCGCCAAAAGATAACGACAACCCACATGAAAATTGGAGTTTTGTTCATGTGCTAGGCTGTATATAATCCGGAGACTTTTCCACTTATTTACAAAATACTTTAATCAATGTCGCAGTTAATTCATTCTTGATCCATGAATCTAACACTATATTTAGTGATTATTATCTATATGAAAGTATAAGAGGAAAATATGAAGAATTAATATATTTAAAATGTGTGGGAGATGATAGTATAATTATGGTTGATGAATTATACGTTGATGATATCATAAAAACCATTTAGAAATACACAGCTAGAACTGCATCTAAATATACTGATGACGAAAAGAAAATATTAAATAAGGTTGGATTAGGTTTAGTAAATAAAGAATATACAATAACACGAAATCATTAATTAAAAGCTATGTTTGAATTTTGTAAAATAGAATATCATGGTGATTTTTAAAATTTGATTCCAATCAAATAAGCAGTTAGATTATTCCTTGAAAGGACTAATTATAGTAAGGACAACAATCCAGATATAAAATAAGCAGCAGGTATTCTAGTCACTTCAAAATACCTATAAGAAAAATCTAGACAATAATCTTCTTTAGTAGAGAATATTCTTCTTCATTTAGAATTCCTAAATAGTTATGTAAAAACACAAGGTAATTAGAAAGTAGTTTACGAATAAGAATCAGTAAGATTCGCATATTCAACTGATGAACCTTATGCCAATGAAGAATTCGTGAATTATATTCACGGTATTGATAATAGTACTTTGACAACATTCATTAATACTAGTGTTTTGAAAATCTATAACGATAGAAATGTTAGAGTCAATGACTATGTAGATATCCCAAATATTTAAAATAAAAGTTCAAATAATAGAACTTAAGATGAAAATTCAACAAAGTAACCGGCAATACAATATGCCAGTAACTGTTGCGATAATGGCAACTGATTAGTTTAATCAGTCCGTGAAAAAACAGATATGTGTTTTTTCACAGACATGACCGACCGCTGTCGGATACGACAACCAATAATTTTAATATCGTTAATTTTAACTTTATGGCTGAATAAAGCAACCAAGCTCAAATAGAAAATTAAATACAGTTACCG